TTGCAATTTTTTTTACAAACGACAATGATTTATTAGAATAAAAGAAGTGCTTGTTTTCGCCTATTGTAGTAATGCAGTAATATTTTTTCATCCTATACTCCTATCTCATTGTTTTATTCCGTGTTCCCAATGGGTTTCACATTCAAGCTTTCCATTCTTGTACCACTGTTTAGCAACACCGTGTATTTGCCCTTGGTGATATGTGGTTTCCATCCAAAGCTGTCCGTTTTCATACCACTGTCTCACAACACCGTGCTGTTGCCCTTGTTGGTATGGGACTTCAAACATAAGTTGTACGTTGCCATACCACCGTTTCACAACGCCGTGCTGTTGTCCTTGTTGGTATGGGACCTCAAACATAAGTTGTCCGTCGGCATACCACTGTTTCACAACCCCATGTCTTTGCCCTTGGTGAAATTGGATTTCCGCTTCAAGTTGTCCATCGGCATCCCAATCCTTTTCAGTTCCGTATTTTTGTCCTTGTTGGTATGGGACCTCAAGTTTAAGTTGTCCATTTTCGTGCCACTGTTTCACGATTCCGTGTTTTTGTCCTTGGCGATATGGTTCTTCACTTTCAAGTTGTCCATTTGGATACCAATATTTTACAATATAGCTTTTTGTTTCCATATTGATATTGCTTATGGTAATAGGATCGTTTTCTTCATCCTGCCAATGAATGCCTTTTTCATCTTTGTGTGTCAATCCTGATGTCCATGCTGTGTAAGCGTCGTGTAGTAGGTTCATTATTTTATTCCGTGTTTCCTTATCATTTTTTCTATGTATTCTTGTCCTATTACGTGTTTCCTTATTATTTTTTCTATGTATTCTTGTCCTTGGTCATAGGGGATTTCCCGCCAAAGTTGTTCATTGCCACACCACTCTTTCACAACCCCGTGTCTTTGCCCTTGATAATATGGTATTTCTTCTTCAAGCTTTCCGTTCTCGTGCCACCATTTCGCGATTCCGTGTTTTTGTCCTTGGTGAAACGGGATTTTCCACCAAAGTTTTCCGTTTTCGTACCACCGTTTCTCTACCCCGTGTTTTTGTCCTTGATGGTAAGGGATTTCCCACCAAAGTTTTCCATTTTCGTGCCACTCTTTCGCAACCCCATGTTGTTGCCCTTGGTGAAATGGTACTTCCTTCAAAAGTTGTCCATTTTGATACCAATATCTTACAACATAGCTTTTTGTTTCTATGTCAATATCACTTATAGTAATAGGATCGTTTTCTTCATCCTGCCAATGAATTCCTTTTTCATCTTTATAAGTTAGCCCTGATAGCCAGGCTGTGTAAGCGTCGTGTAGTAAGTTCATTGTTTCATTCCGTGTTCCCAATGGGCTTCCAATTGAAGTTTCCCATTCTCATACCAACGTTTCTCTACCCCGTGTTTTTTCCATTGTTGGTATTGGACTTCCACATAAGGCCATCCGTTATCATGCCATCCTTTCTCAACGCCATGTATTTGCCCTTGTTGATATGGAATTTCCCACCAAGGTTGTCCACCATCATACCACCATTTCTCAACCCCGTGTCTTTGTCCTTGTTGATATGGGACTTCCTTTTGAAGTTGTCCATTTTGATACCAATATCTTACAACATAGCTTTTTGTTTCTATGTCAATATCACTTATAGTAATAGGATTGTCATATTTATCCTGCCAATGAATTCCTTTTTCATCTTTATAAGTTAGCCCTGATAGCCAGGCTGTGTAAGCGTCGTGTAGTAAGTTCATTGTTTCATTCCGTGTTCCCAATGGGCTTCCAATTGAAGTTTCCCATTCTCATACCAACGTTTCTCTACCCCGTGTTTTTGCCCTTGGTACCATGGGGTTTCCTCTTGAAGTTTTCCGTTCTCGTGCCACCATTTCGCGGTCCCGTGTATTTGTCCTTGTTGGTATGGAAATTCCTTTTCGAGCTTTCCGCTTTCATACCACTGTTTCATAACGCCGTGTATTTGTCCTTGTTGATATGGTATTTCCTCTTCAAGTTGTCCGTTTTCATTCCACCACTTCTCAATCCCGTGTATTTGTCCTTGGCAAACTGGGATTTCCGCCTTAAGTTTCCCATTTTCATACCACCGTTTCTCTACCCCGTGTTTTTGCCCTTGGTGAAATAGGATTTCACTTTCAAGCTGTCCATTCTTGTGCCAATATCTTATAACATAGCTTTCTGTTTCCGCATTTACATTGCTTATGGTAACATGGTTGTCATATTTATCCTGCCAATGAATTCCTTTTTCATCTTTGTAAGTTAGCCCTGATAACCAGGCTGTGTAAGCGTCGTGTAGTAATGTCATTCTATTCTCCCTACACCGGAATCAAAGAAATTCCAATCGTATCGGATATATTATTCGGTACTGACCAGTATATTTTCATATTTCCACGACCAAATACACTTGACTCTACCCTATAACCAAGTTTTTTCAATTCATATTTTACATCATACCATACGACATAAGAACCAAAGAACTCCCAATCGTATTCTATCTTAAATTGTCCGCTATCCTTCATTGCCATTATGTCTTTTTCTATCTGTTTTAATTTCTGTGGAACCATTTCATTCCTTAATTTTTTAAACTCAAAGCTTGTCGTTAATTCTCTAGCTTCTTTTGCTGTGATCATTTTTCACCTCTATTGGCCCTTATGCGTTCTTTTTTAATAAGCCTTCTTATTAGTTTGGATCGGGTCATCCCTAACTCTTTACAATACTTATCGAGCCATTCAATAAGCATGTCGCCTCGCTTGAAATTAATGGACACTGCAGTATATTTATCTCTATCCATTTTCTTACTACTCCTTTCCTGGGCTGGGCAATGATTTGATATAGTTCAAAAAACTCTTCATTATATTTTTGTCGGCATCCTTTACATTGATGCTCACGCAATTCAAACACTGTGAGTGCCAAACGGATGCCTTATATCCTTGATCAGGCGTGAGCATTACTTCTGCTACATAACCATTTGAATATCGATACTTCTTTGATTTAGATTTCATTCTGTTTCCTCCAATAATTTACATTCACTAAATATCCGTTCATTTTCTATTCTCCTTTTCTAATGGTAGCGACCGAATACGCTCTAAAAAACGCGCCAAACCCATATCGTCTAAATCGGTGGCGTTGAGAATAAAATCTGGGTCAAATCCTGTCGTGACTAAAGCACAATACTTATCTTGGCCAAAAGTGATCTCGACGTCATAACCGTTCGGATATCGATACTTCTTTGATCTTGTCATTTAATAACCCTCTACATATACATATCTATATTGATAGATTTCTGATTGCTCAAACCTGGACCAAGGTAACGGCTGGCTCCGCCACCCATTTAATAAACAAATTAAATGGTGTTATTTATAGCCGGGATTAAATAAAAAGTGGAACTTTTACCCGTTTAATATATATAGGGGTAAAAGTTCAATAATTTGTTATTTAAGTTTTATATCATGTTCTTTAATATATTTTCTTATTGCTCATCATATCTACCATTTCATTAAACGCTTCTGTAATGTCGGCACAAGTATAAATAGCGTCATGAACGGTGAAATAAGGCTCTGTAAGCGATTTACAAAAGCCAAACACATAATCAGCCTCAATACGCTGTATTTCTTGTGCTACGGCCTTGTAGCCGTGCTCTTGCTTGTGTTTGATTATTGCTTGCCATATCGTTGGAAACCAATCTTTGTAGACCTCGATATATCTGTTCTCCCATTGCGGCCTGCCAAACATCGTAGACAGCAACGGTATTTTCATGTCGTTTCGAGTTTTGTTTGTGCCATATTTTTTATTGTATCGATTACAAAATTCTGTATAAAAGTCCTTATTAACTATCGCTTTAATATACTCTTTATATTCATCTTGATTAATGTCCTTATTATTTAACCATTTTATTAGACATCTTGGCTGACTTGTTGGAATGTCAAACTCAAAAAGTAGTCCACATAATGAAAGAACTTTCTCTCCTTTCTTTCCTGGGTTATAGGAACACATATTATAATTATTATAGTTAATATAACTATTTTTTATAAAGCAGGTAAAATTGTCTCTAATTATAGATGGTAGATTAGTCATAGGTGTGTGCTCTCTCCCATATCTATCTTCTATTAAATAGGCTTCTTTATTGTTGATTAATATACACTTGAATAATATAAGTTGTTTTTCGTAATTAGAGAGAGCCCGCCCTGCTTTGGTTGTAGGATTAGATTTAAGCCAAGATCTAACGGCGGGAAGATTAATATTTATGGATTTGAGATATTCGAGTCTTTGTTTTTGCTCAAATGTATAATTCTTTTTTGATTTGATCAATAAGCGATTATATGAGTTGATTATACTCTTCTTTGTAAGTTGGTAATATCTCAAATTGCCTCGGACGATCCTATATCTTTTTGTTTGTCCGTGCGTCTCAAAATGCCAATATTTGTGATTAATTTCTATTATATTTAGTTGCTCAAATAGGTCAATATACGGCTTATATTGTTGGTGAATGCTTCTTAAATATTTCTTGCTCAACTCTGCCCATCTATTCGCATCAACGGCGTCCCAATCTATGAACAAATCACGGCGCTGGATTTGCCATAATATCCACATGGCCGTCTGTTTATTGTAGCGTTGAAAGGCTGTATCAGGGAGTTTATTTACTGCTTGTTGTGGTAGGAATATCGTTATCATGTTACTATCTCTCAATTTGATTTGGCTTTTATTATCGAGCACTCGAAAAAGCCAATAAAACGAGCCAAAATACCTGAGATAGTTAGGTTGCTCTATTTTATTGCACGGTAGTAAATCGTGCATATTTACTATTACACTGTTGCTATGACTTGATTAATCGGAAAATCATAAAAATGCATCCTACCTATACATTCATATATTGATAGATTGCTTTTATTTTTGTTAATTCAGATCTATCAATAATTACGACTATTATTGAAGGAAATTAACTATGACCAAGTTTGTATTTGATAGTTCGCTAAAAGGGCCACTCAGCAACGGCCCGGTCCCAGACAGGGCATTCAAAGAGTCATTGCCTGGCCTCGATCAAATTGCCGATAACCTGCAAAGTGCAATTTCCTTCGATGCGATGAAGATCAAAGAAAAGTCCAAAACAGAAAGTTTAAACGCGGGCGAGAGAGAAGGAATAGCGAAACTCACAAAGTCATTACGAGATATCGCATCATATCGAAAGGAAGCACGAGCCAATGATAAATGGTCATCTTTGAGTGATGAGGAAGTGTTAGATTACCTATTAGCATACATTGCTGAAAATCCAAATCTGAAAGAAAAAGTAATAGAGAGATTACTAACTGATGAAACAGACAACATTAAACCAAAATCAAACAGAAAGCGACAACGTAAGTATATGGATTCGGGAACCAGTAGAGAGTGACTGGAACAGGATTAAGTCAGACTGGTTACGTTCATACAAACACATGGGTCACAATCGATGGCTCACTTGGCAATACTACAAATCACAGCAACGCCAAATCATCTCCAATATATTGAAACGATCGCAAATAAGAGTTGCTTGTTTCTCAGACCAGCCCAACAATATTATCGGTTGGTTGTGTTACGAGTCTATCAAAATTGGTGCCACTGACGTAGATATAATTCACTACATCTACGTAGCAGCACGATATCGAGGTAAAGGTGCAGGCAAGTTTCTTTTGGCGAAAACTAATGCCTTAATAAAAAATCGCACAAACAAAGTGCCAAGATTATATTCGAGCCATGCAGGGCCATTCATTCAATTCATGCAAAACAAAGTAATGGTAATTTTTTTGCCGGAGCTAGCAACAAACGATACCAGTGGGATAATTTTATGAAAATATTAAAAAACAAAACATACAAGCTTAAGACAGTAGATTTAGGATTCCAAGCCAGAATAATAGGCACGCGACAAACGCTTACCCGATTCACTGTTGGGCTCGATTGCGTCAAAGAAATGCTTCTAACAGGAGATTACATTTCTGTCGAGATGTCCGGCCCACGCGTAGCAGAACCATTTATTTTTATACCTGTATGTCAGGTACAGTCATTCATACTTGAACCGGAGATTACCAACGAATAAATGAAACCCGAGGTACGTAGAGCACTAGATACATATCTGCGACGCAATATGTCGCAAGAGCAGCTTCCCACCACAGACAAGCCAGCACAACCAAGGCTTGGTTTCATGAGTGAGTTGTTTCCATTCCAAAAAGACATTATCTATGATCCAGCCCGTCTCAAATGCTTATGCTTTGGTAGACGTTCCGGCAAAACATATATTTTGAAAGCTGACGCAGTAAGAATATCAGAGGAAAATCCAGGCGTAATTTGTTGTTTCGTTGGCCTCACAAAGGGACACGCCAAGGATTTAATTTGGAAGGAGCTAAAAATATTCGATAAGAATTACTCGTTAGGATTACACTTTAATGAACGAGACTTGACAGCTACTTTTCCTAACGACAGTGCAATCCATTTGTGTGGTGTAGCAAAAGAGCAAGACATAGAAATTCTACGTGGATTAAAACCAAAGATGGTAGCATTCGATGAAGCACAGTCAGAGCGTATAGGCAATTTAGAATACATAATCGAAGAAATTGTAATGCCTACTCTATCAGATTATGAGGGCACACTGTATCTTTCGGGAACGCCAAACTACTCTTGCACTGGTTATTTTCACAAGATTTGGAACAATAAAGATAACTTTAAGAAATGGCATTCAACTATTTTACAAAATCCGAAGTTTCCGGCCTGGTCAGATCTCAGAATGATACCAAAATGGATAACAAAAAGAATGAAAGACGAGCAAGTCAATATAAAATCCAAACCCGCCAAGCAAAAGTGGCTAAGAGAAAATTGGGAAGTCCTAGCCCCCGAATGGCTAGAACGTGAAATGACCACTTACGGTATTTCCATGACCTCTTCTCGCTTCAAGAGAGAATGGCTGGCGGAATGGACGAGAACAAGGGATTCACATATTATAATCTTCAATGATGACCTAAACACATTCGAGAAGCTACCTGACAACAAATACAACTACGTCCTAGGGGCAGACTTCGGAACCAAAGATCCAGTTGCTCTGGTTATTTGTGCTTACGCTAACGACGACCCCAACTTCTATGTTATAGATGTGTTTCAACAGGCAGGAATGGCTTTTCAGCAAGTTATGGCCAAGGTAAAGGAGCTAGACAATATCTATGCCTTCGAGTCCATTCAAGCAGATCCAGGCGGCGGCGGAGCACAGTACGTCCAAGACATCGAGGCCCAGTATGGATTACCTATTGAGGCGGCATACAAGAGAGATAAGCCAGAGCACATCGAGTTGTTATCTTCCGAATTTCAGGCCGGCCGAATAAAAATACACAAGAGCCTAGCCAATTACATAGACGAGATAAGACGATTGCGCTGGCTAACCGCAGAGCGAAAGAAAATAACAGGAGGCCCGGACCACTTCTTTGATGCCCTGCGCTATGCCCACGTCTCAACTCTGGGCATTAGAGAACGTCAAGAGCGCAAGGTCCCGGGTTTCTTTCAGCGGTATTGGGAAAAGCGACAACAAGGTCCCAGAACGCCAGAGGACAAATACATAGCCGACCTATTCCAAACCGACTCGGCGTTTTCATTGGAGGCTGAATAAAATGTTAAAACGGACGGAAAATAGAATAAAAGAATTAATAGATGAAAAGACAGAGAAATTAGAGAAGATAGATGAGCAATTAAAAGATCTATTAATAAATAACAGTTATAGTGTAGAGGATATAAAAGATCTAATTTCTTTTATTAAAGAACACTCAATACCACATGTAAGATTAAAGGTAGATAATATAGAATTAGAAATAGTAGGAGAACCTCCCATGCGAAATGATATGGAAGGTGAAGAAAGATCAAGAAACCCATTTGGCCTAACAGACGATCAAATAAGAACCGCGGCAGGAAGGGATTGGTAATAAATAAATAGGCCTAATATAAAGCATATACGTTATACAAGATATACATAAAACTAAAAGCATATATGTATAGAAAACATTAAAAATCAAAGCATATAGATTATACAGATATACATAAACATTAAAAATAAAAGTATATTACAAGATATACATAAAAATAAAAGCATATAGGTATAAAAAACATTAAAAATAACAGGCGAATAAATATAACAGCGTTGATTGTGTGGTAAGAAAAGTCGCACCACACCCGCTCACAAAACACTACACGGACACATATTTAATCACATAAACTCACATCCAGGGCAGACCAGCCAAAATCAATCCAATTCCAGAGAGATCACGTGGCAATAACCTATGAAAATAACCCTTTTCATAGATGGCCATAGAAAGCCCGTAGATGGCCCGTAGAAGTCCATAGGACCATAGAGGTCATCTCGACCCACAAAGAGCTCACAGGGCAATTGTGGGCCATTTCGACACGGTTCTAGCGTGTATGGAACATAGAGACCAGTGTAATAGCATATAAGTTAATGTAGGGAAAAGTAAGATAAGATTAATGTAAGGACATATAAATTAATGTAGGGATAGGTAGGATAAGATTAATGTAAGGACATATAAGTTAATGTAGGGATAGGTAGGATATATGAATACACGGAGCAAGGCGATCACCGACCCACCCCTACCCTATTATACCCAATATAACGGCTCTGACATCGATTTGAAAATTGGCTTTTAATATAACTAAATAATACGGAGATTTATTAATGCTCTATAACTTGTGGTGGAAGGCAGAAAAATCCGAAGTGCACACAGCAATATGGAATATCTGTCAAACGCTTAAAGACCAGCAACATGATCGCATAAAGGAAGACATCATACACTTAAAACAGTATGGCAACATAGATATATCGTCTGTGTTATCAGGTAGTATATTAGAAGCTAAAACGGTAAATAAAGAAGCACGAGCCAAGCGCAATATTATCTTTTCCGCTATTGATACTCTGACCTCCAAGATCGCCCAGAAAAAGCCTAGACCGTTCTTTAAGCCATATTCCAACGATTTTGAAGTGTCTAACAATTGCGAAGTGCTTACCGATTATGTCACAGGATTGTTTCAGAGTCTTGGTATCTATAAGCAGACTCGAGAAATTTTTAGAAACAGTGGTTGGAAAGGAGAAGCACATTTAAAAATATGGGTCGAAAACGACGAGATTAAGACGGAATCAGTGTTTCCTTTAGAGGTGTGGGTTGACGCATTTGAAGCAATGACAGGAAACCCTAGGTCCATGTATCAGGTAAAAACGGTGCCCAAAGAAGTATTGATGGCACGATTTAAGAATAAGAAAGGCGAAATAGAGACTTCTGCCTGTAACATTAATAACTTTTGGATAGAGTCTCACGCCGAGTTTATTGATGTTGTAGAGGCTTGGCACCTACGTTCTGGACCAGACGCAAAAGATGGCCGACATGTAATCGCTGTAAGTGATGGTTCTTTAATAGACGAACCGTGGGAATATGATTTCTTTCCGTTTGTTACTTGGAGGTGGAAACAGCGTGGCCTCGGTTGGTACGGCATGGGAATAGCCGAGCAGTTAGACGGCATACAGACCGATATTAACTTAATGATGCTTTCTATTCAGCGCAACCTACATCTTAACTCTCAACCATATTGGTGGATTCCTACTAATGCCGAGATACCGGTTGGAGCAATCAATAATGAATTTGGTAGAATTATACGGTCTCGACAACCACCTAAACTTTTCACTTTTCAACAAATGCCGTCTGATTTTTATCAATGGTTGGCTTTACGCAAACAAGAAGCTTTCGAGGAAATTGGGCTTAGTGAATTATCTGTTGCTGCTAAAAAACCAGCGGGTCTAGAGTCTGGCGTTTCCTTACGTGAATACGCCGATATTGAAACCGAGCGATTCAAAGAAGTAGGTTTGGATTGGCAAGACTTCCACGTAGAAATTGGCAGACGGCTAGTTATTTTATCGAAGGAGATAGCCAGCAATTATGATTTCGTAATGCCGTCTGTGAAGCGTGATATTTTCTCGAAGATCATTTGGGAAGAGGTAGATTTGAGTAGCGATAAGTATCAAATGGTAGCTTATCCTACTTCTTCTTTGCCTAGCCGGCCAGAAGGACAATTAGCGTTTATTGAACAAATGCTAAAGATGCAACTTATCAAAGACCCTGAGATAGCTAGAGACTTATTAGATTGGCCAGACTTGAACAAATATAATGACATGCATTCTGGCTTGAATGACGCTGTAAAGCAAATAGTGGACCGTATAGCCAAGACAGGCGAATACGAGCCACCGGATCCTTTGTTTCCAGCGGATCATTGTTTGTCTTATGCTCTTATGGTTTATGGCCGTATGAATGTAGAGAAATACCCAGAATTAAATAAACAGTCAATCCGTGAATGGATTAACGATTGTCAAGAAATGATAAGAGAAGCCCAAGAAGCCCAAGAAGCGCAAGCAGTGCAAGAAGCCCAAGAAGCGCAAGCGCCTGAGGCTTTGAATACACCAGGGCAACAAATGCCACAATAATATAATGGAGAAAAATAATGGCCGACAATAATAATGAAACAGAGACTAATAGTAACGATCAAGAGTTAGACCTTGAAGCACAAGAATCCCAAATAGCCAAGGAATTTTTGCAACAATTAAATGGTTTACCTGAAGACCTCGAAAGTGAAAACGAAGAAGTTGAATCTACTGAAAATAAAAGCGACGAGTTAGAGGAAACCGAGCCTGATGATAAATCAGAAGTAGCAAAACCCGGCAATCTAGACGCAAAGGCTTTTGTGGCCGCACGTAGAGCACAGCGGGAGAGAGATGAGATAAGCAAAGCACATACAGCCAATCAATCTGAATTAGAGAAAGCTAAAGGTGAATTAAAGAGATATATGTCACTTCAGGATAATCGAAATCCGGGAGAAATATTATCTACCTTTAATTTGTCACTCAAAGACATATCAGACTGGTTAGAGGCTGATGGGAACATAGATAAAATGGCCAATATGCCTAGCAAAGAAGTGCAGGCATTACAAAATAAAGTGGCCGAATTAGAACAAGACAGGCAAAATCGAGCGCAGGCAGAACAACAAAGATTAGAACAAGAGCAGAATGATTTAGTCCAAAAACTATACAATGACGTTCAAGTGGTTATTGACGAAGGTGATTATCCGTGCTGCAAAGCATTAAACGCTGGTGCTGTGGTATTATCCCGAGTAAACGAACATTGGTTAGAAGATCAGACCATACTTGAATATTCTGATGCCACCAGTGCCATAGAAAATGAAATCCTTGAAAGTCTAAGGTCCATACCGAAAGAAACACTTTTCGCAAAATTATATCCAGAGGAAAATACACAAAAGGAAGTTACTCCAGGCAAAAAGAGAGCAAAGCAAACAGACAAAACACAGACGAATACATTATCTAATAGTCTATCATCGGATTCAGGTACTCAACTTAATTTAACCGATGCATCAGACGAACAACTAGCAAAACAAGAAGCCCGGCTTCATGCACAGTGGCTTCGCGAAAATACTTAATATAATAAGGAGTAACTACAATGGTAGCAACTGCAACTCTAAGTGCATATTTCGATAATATGCTAAAAGTCTGGTATCCGCCTAAGGTCGATTTCCAGGAACTATATCAAAACAATCCAACTATGGCCCTTACCAAAAAAAATGAAAAATGGCGAGGTCTAAATACTCAGTTTCCCGTTATGTATTCAGACGGTAATCAGGCTGTAGCAAGTGATTCAACTGCTCTTACCGCTTCTCAGACACCACTATTTACCAAGTTTACTGTGGAACCAGCTGATGTATACAACCGTGGTATTTTGAGCCGTAAAAGGATGCGTCAATCAATGGGTAACGTCGGCGCGTTCCGTGACAACGTAAAGATGTACATCGATGCAACTAAAAGAATGCACCGCCGGGCTCTTGCCGATGTCTGGTTTGGAGATGGCGGAAACTATACTGGCCGAATATCTGAAATTTCTTCAGACGGCAAGACCGTTACATTAACAGAGAAGACTATGGCCTGTAACTTCCAGGCTGATGACTATATTGGTTTATCAAGTGATCCAGGCACTGGCTCTTTAAGAGGTTCACCAAGTTATGCCCAGATCGCTGGTGTAAACGTCAATAGTGGTCAGCTTTCTTTTGCGACCGCTATTACTTCTTCTATTAGTGGTGCATCGGCATCCGACTATGTATTTCTCAAAGGTCGTCATAATAACGCTATTGCTGGTATTGGTGGTTGGATTCCTTCTGTTGCTCCAGGTAATGGTGATTCCTGGCAAGGTTCAACTGACCGATATAAGCATCCTACAAGATTAGCTGGCCACCGCTTTGATTTCACTTCTCAAAGCCCAGCCTTGCATGAAATGATTATTGAATCTGTAGCACAGTTAGTTGGGCGTGAAGAATCAAATGCCGATCTTATCGTAATGTCCCATAGGAATAGAGCTGAACTGCAAAAGTCATTACAGGCCGCAAGAGTTTATAATGAGCCAGGAATGAAAAAAGCATCAGGTAATGGTGCTACAGTTGGCTTCAAGACTATTCAATTCTCTGGCACAAAAGGCGGCGATCTTGAAGCTATCGCTGACCGTGGTTGTCCAGACAGTAAGATCTTTATTCTAGACATGTCAACGTGGGAATGGAACTCAACTGACCCAATCGCACAGTTAGTTGACGACGACGGAAATGTTCTTTCTCGTGTTTCTGGTTATGACCAAATGGATTATTACTGTGCAACTTATGGGAACCTTTGTTGCAAGAATCCAGGAGCCAATGGGGTAATCTTACTATAAGGTAAAGAGCACAAAATAACTAATAGGAGTAAAACATAATGGCTAATAAATTTCCTTATGCTCTCGAAACCCCAAATAGACACGAAGTCCGTGTCGTGTTTAACTTTGCGTCAGGAGCCGCAGAGGATGACACTTTCCCGACAGGTGACGACGGTTACGAGAACATTTACGATAATGACTATGATGCCGATGGTTATGGTAGTAGATATGAAGTATTCAGAACGGGTAAAGGGACTTATCATTTAATCCTTCGTGACCAATTCGAGAGAATTGTTCGGGTTAGTGGTGAGGTAGTTCCTTCAAGTGACGAGGTATTAATTGTTGTTCCAGAATATCCGTTGAGTCAGTCTTTGCAAGCTGATGGATATGCCGAACCGCAACAGACTCGGGTCATACTCAAGATACTTAATACTTCTGCGGCTAGAACTGACCTTGGCCACGACGAAAGGGTAACAGGTGAAGTGGTTCTAAATAACGCTGTGGTTGATAGTCCAATTTGGTAAAGGAGGCGAAACATGGAATTAATATTTTCTCCCGGGTCGCCTCCTAAAGGCAAATATGACAAAAAAGAAGGCAAAGAAAGCAAAGATGGTTTAGAAGACCAAGTAAAATCCTTTGCTAAAGATTTTGTACAAGCCGTCCAAGACGGTGATGTTGAATCTGTTGCTGATATACTAATGGCTGTAATAGAGGCCGCCCGAGGATAAAAAATATGGCAAATGTTGCTTTGAGTACTCTACGCACGCGTATCAGAGAACGCAGTGGTTTACAAGATACAAACGTAGTGTCTGATAGTGAATTGAACACTTATATCAACCATTCAATTGCTGATTTGATTGATATGGTTGAAAAGACCGACACTGATTTGTATATGACCAGCGCGACTTGGACTTCTGATGGATCTGATGCGTATTCACTTCCCGATGATTTCTATAGTTTGCGTGGCGTGGAGTACCAAAGTGGCAGTAATTGGTATAGTATGGATAAGTATACTTGGGAAAATAGAAATATACGTAGTATTAGTTTACCGTCTGTGCCATACGGTTATAGGGTATATGGTTCTAATATTGGAATTATTCCTACACCATCATCTGGTGACGTTTTTAGGATATGGTATATAAAGCTACCCGATATATTAGAACAGGATACCGATACTATTAATTGCTATAACTCGTGGGACGAGTTTATTATTGTTAGTTCGGTTATCAAATGTCATGAAAAAATGAATGATATAGAAATGGTCACGACTATGTATAACCAACTATCTAGGATTACCGATAGAATTACATCGTCTATGACACGTAGGGACGTTTATAGGCCGGAGCGAGTCAATGACGTATGGTCACGTGATAGTGAATATTGGTGGAGGTAAATGAAACAGTTTCATAGTCTTCCTATTTTTGCTCAGGAGAATATTACAGAAAACAAGAATATACGTAAATTACAAAATTCTCTTGAGGAAACTTTGGTCCAGCTTACAAACAGTCTAGCGTTTACTGTTGTAGATGACATATTACAAATAAAGAGCAAGCTAGGGGTTGGTACTTCTGAGGTTCCAGTAGATAATATTGGTTCAGCTATAGTAGTATTACACGGTACAGACTCAAGCGTAGACGGGCCACATTTCCAAGTTACTACCACAAAAGATAACTATCCTACACTTCAACAATTAAATTGGTCGCACGACAATATTAATTTTGCTTTCGACGCTTTCTATAATGGTGCATGGAAATCTTCGGACGCAGGAAGTAACTTTCTTTTTGCTAAGAACAACGATACTTTAGCCTGGAAGTATGATTCAAATGTTGCCCAAGGTGAAACAGTTTCTTGGAATAATGGAATAGTAATGGATAATGCTGGTAATGTAGGCATAGGAACTACTCCAAGTTACCCATTACATTTGACTACTTCTTCGGGCACAGACGCAGAAATAAGAGCACAAACGGCAAATGGAAGTGATAATGCTAAATTAACTCTTTTAGCAGCTGGAAATCAAGAATGGCATATAGAATCAGATAGAAGTAACAATCTTATGCAAATAGGTAGTTCCGTTCGTGAAAGTATTAAGATTAATGGAAGTAATGGGATTGTCACATTGCCGACTGGTTATTTAAGCGTTGGTGATAGTTCTAAATCAACAGAAGCGGTTGCCGTAGAAATAGGTGGCGGTAGAACAGACAATGGTTATGCCTTGATAGACTTGGTTGGTGATACAACATACACTGATTATGGGTTAAGAGTTGCTCGCTTAAATACTGGAGCGAATACAACGTCTACTATAGAACATCGCGGCACCGGAGCTTTAACTTTAAACGCAATAGACGCTGGTACAATAGGTTTTTACACAAACAATACTTTTGCCGCAACTATTGATAGTTCTCAAAATGTAGGTATAGGAGTTAGTCCTAGTTACAGATTAGATGTTGCGGATAACGTGGCCGACTGGGTGGCTAACTTTTTTAACGATGGTAATAGTTCAGAAAGAAACGGTATTAAAGTTCAATGTGGCGCGGATGACCAATCTACTGGCGCACATTATTATTTTGGTGCTTATGATGGGGACGGCCAGGCCGAAGGTTATTTGCGCGTTGCAAGTGGCACCTTTGAATTAATCCAGGCGTCGAGTGAAAAACGAAAAACCAATATAACTTTTTCTAACACCGTTGCTTCTGATATTTTATCAAAATTACAGATTAGACAGTTTAATAGAGTTAAAGATAATATGATTGGTGATTCTCATAGGTTCGGGTTTGTGGCTGAGGAAGTAGAAAAAATATTTCCAGAGATGGTAGCAATTGGCCCGTGTGGTGGAAAGTTTATATCAGAATCCAGATTGATTAGTGTGCTGGTGAAAGGTTGGCAAGAATTGAAAAGAGAAGTTGACGATCTAAAGGAACAACTTGATATATGCAAAAACAATCAATAGACATATCATTCATTAATGGTGTTCACCAAGAGATAGCAGAGGAGGTATTACCTCCTGGACAACTTACCAAGTTGGAGAACATGTATTTTAATAAGACTGGCAAATTGTCCAAGCGTCAAGGTTATAATGTTCTATCTAACGAAACAACAGACGGTTATACGGAGATTACTGATAGCAACAAAATTATCGTCAACAAAAATGAATTGCTTATGACTACTGACACCACTTTGTATAGTTACAATGAATCATTACAACGATGGATAGACCAAGGGTCATATGCTCCTATATCCGTAGACATAACCGACGTGCTAGGTGGTACGGTTCAGAAGAGGTATTATTCCAATGTTGAATACGTGAGTGGCCATTATATTTATGTCTATTATACCAGCACAGACCTTGGTGTTGCATCAGGATGGTATTATTCAATTCAAGAGGCGTCTACTGGTAATTTTGTTAAAAAGGATATTGAATTAGAAGACATAACAAACGAACAACCCGTTCGCTTGGTAAAAATAGGTGATAATGTTTGTCTTGTATACGCTTCCAATTCTCTTGCTGGATACATTAGAGCACTTGTAATAGATATGGGAAATCCACACCTAAACGGCTTTATTATTAACTTAGCAACCGACGGTGTTTCTGATGCTGGTGATAGGGATTTTGATGTCTGTGAAATAAGCGATAGTGACGCCTTTCTTGCATATACAATCTCAAGTGGCACAAATGCTCTTATATTTAACACGGCTGGTGCTACGGCAACCGATTATAATAATGGCACAGAATATGGTTCGATCAGTGTAACCAAAGATGATAGTGATAACTTTTTTATTTTTGGCTATTCGAGCGGCAATGTAGAGACTGTAATTATATTAGATTCAACGCTTAATTTAGTAGCAACAACAGCAATAGAAACAAAGACTAATTTGCGTAGTATTCGCGCCGTTCCAGACGGATATGGAAATGTTAAAGTCTTTACCGAATTTCAAACAGTTGGCGGTACGTCGGATAAACAATATGTCAGGTTGTGTGTAGTCGACACAGAGGGAACGGTTTTAACTGCTCCACACGACCTATTTTTAAGTGTCGGCCTAGCGTCAAGAGCGTTTATTTATAATCACAGAGCGTATGTTTTCCTTGTGCATGAGCACCGCACTAATTTAGGAACCATAGGGCCGTTCTTGTTTCAGAATACTCTGTTTCTTGGCGACGAAGACGGTAATATTTTGGTCCGCACTTTGTCAGAGAAGGCTGGCAAGGTTACTACTTCGGCCGGATATCAATATAGTATATCAAATGTAATTGAGAAAGATACAGGTATCTATGAAGTTGTGCATGTAAAAAAAGGTGAGGCTATTGGGACACCAATTCTTGGTAAACAACCTGCAGACGGGTTGTGTAAAGTAACTTTAGACTTCACAAAAAATATGCCAAATGCAGTAGAATTAGGTAATCAATTGTTGATTCCTGGTGGTTATCTATATTCCTATGACGGACATACGATAACAGAAGGCGGCTTTCATTTGTATCCACAACGTGTTTCGTTATCTGCTACTACCGGTGGCGCCCTTAGTGAAGGAACATACTCATACAAAGTAATATATGAGTGGATAGACGCTAGAGGAAATATCCATCGTAGTGGGACGTCACCTGCTAAAACCGTAAGCGTTGCCGCACCAAATAACTCCGTTACGGTTACTGTGCCAACCTTAAGAATGACATCAAAAGAAAATGTTCTGATACAAATATACAGAACCACAGCAAATGGTAGCGTTTACAATCATGTTGGTTCAGTAGATAACGATAAAACTGTACACAGTACAACTTATACTAGTGATGGTATGTTAGATTGGGATGATTGCTATCCTTTGTATTCGGATTCAGAAGCCACTAACACAGCATATCCAGATTGCAAAGCGTTAGTAAGTTGGCAAAACAGATTGTTTGTGCTAGCCGAAAACAATGTAATTTATTTTTCACAACAAAGTCGTGAACAAGTAGGTGTATCATTCTTTTCTAAGGGATATCTTTTAACCGATCCAGACGGTGGCAAAATAACGGATATAGCACCATTTGCTGGTAGGCTAATCATAGCAAAAGAGAAAAAAATATTTCAGGTATATGGCACTGGTCCAACTATAAACGGGCTTAATTCACAATATAATGATCCTGAACCGATACCTTCTGATGTTGGTGTAAAGGATGGGTCACGTATAATTGTCTTTGGCAATGGTCTGTTATTACCATCACAACAAGGGTTATTCTATACCTCAGGCGGGCCCCCAGAATATATTGGTGGCCCAGTCGAGGATTATAAATCATATGACGTAGTTAATTCAGTTGTAGATGGTAATGACCAATTAATTTATCTGTTATTGGATGACTATCACACTATCTTGGTTTATGATATTCGGCGGCAACAATGGGCAGAATGGAAAGATCATAACGCATACGATATTAGTATATGGAATAACAATCTTGCATATTTGGACGTTGCAGAAAATGCTATTTACTATCAGGATAGCTCTTTCGTTGACTATGATACATACATAACAAGCAATGTAGCAACAGGCTGGATCAACCTTGGTGGTTTGATTAGGTTTAGCATATTATACAAAATATACTTGTTAGGAAAATATAAATCACCACACACATTGAATGTGAAGATCTATTATCCCGACGGTACAGACGAGACTATTACAGAGGATATAACGTCGGACCCAGGCGAGTATTTGTATATTATCAAGCCAGCAAAATATACAACGCGAAGTCTGAAGATAGAAATATGGGATAGCAATCATAGCGGAACTGGCGAAAGTTTCGAGCTATTAGGATTGCGCCCGATATACGGAATAAAACGGAAGACACACGGAAAACGAATGAGGGGTGTTTAATATGGCAGGCAGAAAACAAAAAAGAGCCGCCCAAAGAGCTATGGGAGCAGCGGCAAAAAGGGCTAAGGGATATTTACAAGCTGAGGCACCAGCTAATCTTGGTGTCGATGTATCTAAATTCAAAATGCCAAAAGAGCAGCAAGAGCGCTTTGACACAATGGCAATGGAAGCACAAGAACGTGAGGCACCGCAAGTAGGACAAACACAAGTGCAACGTACTAGTCAACCTAGTGGTATTGACCAAAGTGAGAAAGAGTTTCGACAGCAACAACAGCAATTGTATAACACTCTGCAAAGTAAGATAAGTCAGGGGTCGAACGCGCCATCTTTGGAAATGATGCAAGCATTTAACAGAGCAGCTAAACAAAACCGTGCTGCTGCCGGTAGTGTTAGCGCACGCAATAGAGACGCCGCTTTGTTACAAGCCGCAGATACTACCGCCAGTCTTCAGGGTGAGGCCGCAACACAACGTGGATTATTGGAAGAACAACAAAGACAAAACCAAATACAGAATCTTATGAATACATCCAATATACTGCAAGGCGCAAGAGCACAAGATGTAAGCATAGCAGGGTTACAGGCACAGCAAGACATTGAAGGGGCCAGAATAGCGTCACAAGAAAATATCCAGCAAGCACAGTTAAGACAGCAAGCTAATCTTGCTAATTTACAGTCGGCAATACAACAAGGCGCGTCCAATGACCAATTGATGCTTAATTTAATGAATCAAGGCTTTACTCGAGACCAGGCTGTTGCTCAAATAAACATAGCAAGTGAACAGTTGAAAGCTCAGAATTATGCCACGTCAATGGGTGCGGCAAGTGGCCTAGCAACACAAAAAAGCACAATGCAGCAATTAGCTCCAGCTATAGTTGGCGGAGTAGCTACATTGGGTGGTGCCGCATTAATGGCATCTGACCGCAAATTAAAAAAGAACATAAAACGCAATGAGAAACCTGCTAAAGAGTTTCTTAACGCTTTGAAGAATTATGACTTTCATTATAAATCACAGCGGTTCGGTGATAAGCATTATGGTGTAATCGCGCAGGATCTTGAAAAAACACGAGCCGGCCGGCAAATGGTAAGCAATACACCAGCGGGAAAAGTTATTCACGCGAATCCTGGTCCAATCCTAGCGGCTCTTGCGTCCATACATCGCAGACAAGAAGAATTAGAGCGCAAAATGGAGAAATAAAAACATGGCTACTTATCCATATGATGTAAAACTTCCAAAAGATTACGCATCTTATTTAGACATAGAGGCCGCCCCGTTCATAAGGGAAAACCCAGCTATTAATCTTGGTGTTGCTAATGTACAAGAGCAAAAGGAATATGACCGCCTTAAGAAGATCATAGAGGAAAACAAACAACTAACAACACAAGAAAAAACAAGATTATTACAAGAACAGGTTAAGCAATCGCACAAAGAATTTAGCAAGCGTTATGACGAAGGAATAGCAAAAATACGTGCACAAAGGGAGCAAGCAGCACAATTAGAATCTGAGGAAAAAGAGAAAAAAAATGTAGCAAGTGCATTAGACGCAGCTAGGAAAGCGATTGATAATGTAGCTGGATTAAATCTTGACGATACGCAAAAAGACATACTCCAAAAGGAAAGAATTATAAACGTGGCTAACAAATATAATATGAAGCCGAGCGAATTGTTAGCCCAACTAAACAAACCAGCGGAGCCAGTATCAGTTGGGCAACAGCAACAGCAGCAACCAATAATATCAGGCGAGCCTATACCACAACGGCTACTACAAAAATCAGCTTTGGCTTCATTACCATCAACTATTGGTAAGTTTCAAGGGCAACTGTGGCGATTAAAAAAACAGCACGAGACTGAATTAGCAGGCATAGAACAAAAGCAAAATGAAGCGTTAGCCAAGCAATCGTTGATATTAGATGAAGCACAATTACGTGGCGAATCAATCGCAAAAGAACGTGATGCTATTTATGAATCAGAGAAAGCACGTAGGCAACAGGAATTAGAAGACCAACAAAACGCAGAGAAAGAAAGGCAAGACATGTTGGCCAAACAGACTGCAAAATTACAAACACTACAAGATAACCTTGGTGACGCAAAAGTAGACCCGGATAGGTTTTGGGATAATAAGAGTACATTTGACCAAGTTAGACTTGTTCTTGGTGCTGCCTTAATGGAGGCTGGTGCTGCTTTCGGTGGCCCTGGCGGCGGCTTAAAAATTCTTAATGCTATGATCAATAGAGATATCGAAGCACAAAAAGCAGCTATTCAGAATAAGAGAGCTGGTGTAACAGCACAACAGAATCTTATCTCAATGACACGTGCTCAATTCTCAGACGATCGTGCGCAAGACGCTGCAGCAAGAGCACTCGCATATAACATTGTAGAAACGGAGTTAGATAAATTAGGAGCAAAGGCACAAAACGAACAAGTAAAACGAAATTATGCCACAGCAAAACAGGAGTTACAAAATAAGCGTATTGAACAAGAACAACAGGCATTGCAATACCAAGATGCTTGGAATAGACAAAACATACTTGATAGAGCCGCAATGGCCGAAACCAGAGCAAGTGTAGAGTCTAAAATGCGTGGCCAGGGTGAAGTTGCAATACCAGGAATGGCCGCAACTGGTGAAAAACAAATTAACAAAGAAGACATTAAGGAAATTTCAAAAACAAGGCCAGAAATAGTTAAAGCACTTACAATGCTTGACCGTATGGAAGCACATATAAAGAAATATGGGACTGAGATATTACCAACAGACGCCGCTAGACAAGGTAAAATGATGGGCAATGATTTTCAAATGTTACTTAAAGGGGAATCATTCTATAAACTAGGCATTCTATCTGAAAGTGACAAAGAGCTATTAGATAGTGTGTTTCCATCAGATATCAATCAATTTAGACAAGGTGTCGTACAGGGTGCTATTAATGAATGGCGCAACAAGATAATCACTGGCTGGCGCACAACAGCAAGACAACGTGGCTTTGCTGATAAAGAAATAGGCGCAACACAAAGTGTAGGATTTCAACAATAATGGATTTTAATGATCGGATAAATGACCCCGGTTTTGTTGCCGTGGTTTCTCCAAGTGGTCAGGTCGGCACTATTCCAAAAAATAATCTTGACCTGGCACAGAAACAAGGATTCAGGGCGGCAACACAAGATGAAGTAAAAAAACGATTAGAAGGTGAAAAATATTCTGGCTTCGGGGCTGGTACTAAAGCTTTTGGTGCGGGATTATTGTCCGGGCTAACCTTTGGTGCATCAAACAAAATTCTCTATCGTGGTACTGGCGTTAAAAAAGAAACGCTCCAGAAACTACGTGCGTACCAACCTGGAGCAACTACAGCTGGTGAAATAGTCGGTGCCATTGCTCCTATGTTTATTCCAGGTGGCCAGGCAGGCGTAGCTAGTCGTGCTGGGACAGTTGCAAAAGTAGCAAAAGGCGTGGGCACTGCGCCAAGATTAGTTTCCAGATTAGGCGCCACTACTGAAAAAACGCTCGCTGGCCTTTTATTAAGGGAAGGAACACAAGCGGGTCGCATTGCTAAAGGTGCGGTGTCCATTGGTTCTAAAATGGCTGGAGCCGGCGTCGAAGGCGGAATCTATGGTTTAGGTCAAGCCATCACTGAAAGGGACCTTGGAGATGAAGAATACAACGCTGAAAAAATGTTGTCTACTGTAGCAAAGGGAGCTTTGTTTGGTGCCGCCGGCGCAGGGGTATTATCTGCTACCGGAAAGATAGCAAAGACTGTAGGCACTCCTGTATTAAAACAATTAAAAGGCTCCACTCCGATGCAAAAAATAACCGGTTGGCTAAAGGATTTTTCAGAAAAACGAGCAGTTAAAGCATTAGGTAGAGACACTGGAGCATATAAACGATTAACTCGAAAAGGTAATCGTCCCGAAAGAATCAATGAATTGGGAGAATGGCTATTGAATTATAAAGTAGCCACCGAAAAAGGCGAACAATCGATCATTACCAAATTAGATGATTTGGAAAGTATCAGTAGCAAACTTGATACCGCCCAGGATGTTGCTGGTAGTAGTATAGGCGACGCATTAAAAGACCTAGACGAATTGCCAGATATTTCTCAAATAGGTGATAAGGCAGGAAATATCTATATGACTTCGGAAGGTAAACTAACTGCATTTAATCCTATTGATATAGCGAATAGAATAGAAAATGAAGTGATTATACCAAGAGCAAAAGTATTAGGTACAGCAAAAAACTCCTTGGTAAAAGAAGCGGAAACTATTGCAGCACAATTACGAGCGCGCGAACAAGCTGGTATAACTTTGTTAGATACCAACAACATGCGTATTGATTTAGACAAGCAAATAAATTGGGACCGTATTTCTACACGCGATGGTAGTCTTACGGGTAAAGGCGAAGTCTTGCAGGAAATACGTAGCATATTAAGTGATGAAATAGATCGCAAAGCTAAAGTTATATCGGAAATAAAAGATGCTGGACAGACCTATAATAATTGGTTGAAAGCCAAGAAAGATTACAGCAATACTATGTCTGCACAAGAATTTGTGAAATCTGAATTACAGCGCAGAGAGCGTAACAGATTCATTTCGCCTTCTGATTATGGTTCTGGCCTTGGTCTCGGGATTGCTTCAGCCGTTACCAGTGGCTCTATTCCTACTGGCCTATTGTGGGGCGGTTTTAGTGCCGCTACTAATAAGATGATGAGAGAACGGGGGCCACAGTTTCTTGCCGGTATCTCGGATGATATAGTCAAGGGTTTAAGTAGCATTCAAAAGAGCACCTCAGTGATAGACAAAAGAATAGACAAGGCTGTAAAGACTTTTTTTGACACCGAAACTGTGCGGGTTGCGGCACCATTATCTACAAAAATATTGTTTGATAGTAAATGGGGTCGACCAGCCAAAAAGGAAAATCTAATCGATTCTTATAAACGCAATTCAAAGGAAATAACACGATTAGTAGAGAACATAAATGCTACGTCAGACGGATTGATAAATACAACGAAGCGCATGTCTAACATAGCACCCAAGATAACAGAGAATATGAATACTAAAGCGATTAATCTATTACAGTTATTATACGACAAGATGCCAAAGAAACTAAACAGGCCAGGTTATTCTGGTAGGCCGTCTGATGCGGAGATAATTAAATGGAGTAAATACCTCGATGCGATAGACGATCCGCTTTCGGTTATAGAAGGCTTAAGTCATGGACGGATATCTCGCGAAGGGGTTGAGGTTTTAAGAGTAGGTTATCCAAAGTTATATGAAGAAGTAAAACTAAAAATGCTTAATAGTATGGCCGATAGAGAAGTCCCGTATAATAAGCGAGTTTTATTAAGTATTTTATTTAATACGCCGTTTGAGCACTTTATGGAACCAAACGTATTGGCAACCATACAAGGTAGTTTTGAACCAACACAAGAAACGCAAGCACAAACGGGAAACATAAGAAAGTCAGAGCCTATGTTATATAAGCAACTGGCAATGACATAAAATCGATAAGGAGGTTATTATAATGTCTTATGGTTTTTTTGCACCGCTAAAATGGTCAGCGGAAACAGAATGGAGGTCTGGGGAAACGGAATTTTCTGTTGATACCGATGGGTATTTGGGAGACGATATTGTGTCAAATCCGATTGATTTCGGCACACACACGTCAGGTTCTATTTCTTTACACTGGTGGGCAGACACAAACGGTAGTGATGACCTAGCAGGATATTTCTATTTACAGGTAGCAACAGACGGTTATTATGGCAGTTTAGGGCCACATAAAAGCCTTACTGGTACAATGCCCGATGAATTTTGGGTTGATTTAGATGATAGCACCGAATTAGTTTCAACAACGCAGGGGTCAAGAGACACAATTTTATACAACCTGCAGGAAATTGGATATAGGCTGTGTCGTGTTGTATGGGTTAATACCGCTGGATATGGTCGCTTGTCGGGCCATGCCATGGGCAAACGATAAGGAGGCCAACAATGGGAACATATATTAAATTACCTATACCGGAATATTCCTATGATGTCACTGAGTCTGAACATTATGACCAATTATCGGATACCCTGCAAACAATTATAAAAGACCTAGACGGTTATCTCACTTCCGACTCAAACACTAATGCTGATGGTTATGTTGCTTTTTTTACCAATTCAACTAATTTAGAAGGCGACAACGATCTTTATTGGAACCGTGAAACAAACAGATTAGAAGTGAAAGGGCAAGGTATTTACAACCCAGACGGTCCTGTAGTATTAGGAACTAATGCTACCACAAGTCATTCTCTTGGAACTGGTGACGTTCTGGTTGGTGGAAGCCTGGAAGTCGATGGACCTTTTCTATATGTCGATGGAAGACTGGTTGTTACAGACTATGGCGGGGTCAGTCTGATAGCTTCTAATCTTTTTATTCACGGTTCATCATATATTTCCCCTAGTAACCAATATGTTTTCGGTCTACATTCAGACCAAGATCGAACCATGGTAATCACTGACCAAGCAAACTACGGTAAGAACCACGGTATTACTTTAGCTGACCAAGCAACTATAAAATTATTTGCAAACAGAGACCCAACCGAAGATTCGACACGATGGCTTGGGTTATGGCATGAAGAACAACGTGGAGTAATATCTACCGGCTATGGAGAATTAGATTTTCGTCCCGGAGAAAATACTCAGCTGAAAGTTGCTGATGGTTACGCTTCGTTTAAAGGAGATGTATACGTAGAATCTGGACAAAAACTTTATTTAGATGGTGGCGACGATACTTACATTCAAGAAGTTAGTCCCAATACACTTAAATTAAGCGGCGGTGGTAGTAATTTTTATATTTCTAATTCTACAATAACATCTTATTTAGATTACGATTCATTTAATAAACGTATTCATGATAGTAGCGGAGCCTTAAATCTTGGTGCATCAGCAACACCTTCTGTTATTAGTGATTCAGCTGGCAATGTGGTCTGTGGTGCAGAGTTAGAAGTAGATGGCTATGCCCAGTTTGTTGCACCTATCGCTACTCCTGCTACGTCCAAAACTCTTGGACCAGGGGACTCGTCTTTCGCTGCAGAATCTAGTGTAATGCTAATTACTGGCGACGGCTCTGGCAACACGATCTCTGCTATCTACGGTGGGCATAGCGGTATGTGGCTAACGCTAATCTTCCAAGACAGCAACGTTACTTTAAATGATACTGCTTATGGTTCGCTCGGAGCCAACCAAATGGCATTAAACAACCCATTGTCCTCTGCGTCTGGCACTGTATTACAACTAGTGCATGACGGTACCGGGTGGGTTGAAAAAAGCAGAAGTGCAAACGGATAAGCTGGAGCAAATAGATGTCTGATAATCTTTGGCAAGACTTAAAAACAAAGGTTGATAAAACAAGTGATGAGCTTGTAGAAGCCAGAATTGAACTAAAAGCCCAAGGTGTGCAAATACAACAAATTAAAGAAAATGTCGGTGGATTACATACTAAGGTAGACAGACTAATAGACCACACGTTACAATCAGCCAACAAGTCGAGTGCTTGGTGGAGATCTCTGGCCTTTAAGGTTTTGCTTGCCTTGGTTGGTGCAGGTGGCCTTGGTGTGGGAGCAAAGGTATTGTTGGGTGAGAGTCAGCCTGTTCAGGCTAAGACAACAACATCAATGGAAGTGAAGAAGTAGAGGATTACTTAAGGTAGATATTCTTGTTCTGAAAACGAGTGCTCGATTACCTCAACTCTGTTGTTCTTATGATATATGCCAGTAAGCCAAGACACTCGATGCTTCTTACTAATAGGATAGCGGTATGAGCAACACATACGGGCTATTATTATATCAGGAGTAGAAATAAAGTCTTGGTAGGCTTGTCCACATGTCAATAGTTCAAGCCTACCTATAGCTGACCGCGCACCAGTTACTCTATCAACAGTCTCGTGTGTTATGTATGTTGGTAACGATTGGAATGCTCTAATATGGGCATTTGTGCGTGTGTCAGCACAAGCAAGGAAAGTATCCTTGGTTTGCCCGTAAACATGGCTGGCGTGTCGTGTAGAAGCGCACGATACGATTGTTAGGATGGCCAACAGAATAGTGACAATGACACTTGTTGCCTTGGTCTCTGGCCTGCGCTTGTGTGATTTAATCCAGCCTTTCTCCTGGGCCTTACGCACCCAAGCTTCCCCGAATTGCTCCCTCAAGTTATCAATCTCACTCTGCGTCGGTTTCCGTTTTGACACCGTCGTTTCCTTTCATTGTCCCGTAGGGGACGTTCAGTTGTAAAACACCACGCTGTTGTGTGGCTTCATCCCTGCGATCGTAGCGGGCGGTAATCTGAACATTGCTGTGCCCAACTTGACGGGCAATCGTGCTCAGGTCGACACCAGCGTCGAGCAACTCCGAGATAAACGACCTACGTAGGTCATGGGGTGAGAATGGCTTAATACCCGCTTTCTTGTGTCTCAGACGCACTATATCGTAGACAGTCTGGGCATTGATCGCTCTGCCAACTACAACAAATCCAGACTTGCGAACCCGGTTGAAAAGGTAGCCTGGCTTGACGCCACGGTTCACTAGCCATTCGACCACGGCGTTTACGGTTCCAGGTGGCAAGAACACGGTCCGCTCTTTGTTGCCCTTGCCGATGACCTTGCAGCGCCCCTCGGCTATATTGACATTCTCGACCTGTAACTCGGCAACTTCGGCTCGTCGTAGGCCTGCACCGTAGAGCATGGCCAGGATAGCAATGTCGCGATTACCAAGGGCCCTATTGCTGTCCTTGGCGCAGGTCTCAAACAATGTGGCAATCTCGTCTACCTTTACCACCCTACCCTTTGGTTGGCGTTTTCCACGAATCGGTGACACGTCAATGGTTCTTGCCATAGCCTCATGGGTCAATAGCCCCAAGCGCCAGGCTGTCTTTAGCACGCCACGCACAGCGGTAAGGTAGCGGTTTGCTGTAGCGGGTGCGTACCGTCTGACCAAGTGTGCCCGTAGAGCCGCAAGGTGCGGTGCTTTTAGTTCGTGCCAGGCCAACTCATCGGCTAGTACTTGGTCGTCGCTAAGAACCGAAGCCACGGATTCAAGAGCTGACCGCATAGTGCGGGCCGAGCCAGCATTGAAAGCACTGAGGTAAGTGTTAATTGGGTTGTCTTCGTATCGGTGGGTTTTGATGAAGATAGGCATGTTAGTCTTCGATAAACCTCGGCAGGGTCGCCCCAAGCTTGGTGAATGCTAGGTTGTAAGTAGCCGAGCAAGAACTAGACACCCTACATTCTGCCGCACTTGGAATGAGTTGCCCGTTTCCGACTGGCCAATATTCGTAGGAGCACATAGCCTCAAGCGTCACCTCATAGCCGTCCGAGTCGATGTAGGTGCACGTTTCGATACTATCGGCCACGCAAGCGTCCGGGTATTCGTCCAACGTTGTCATCCAACAGTGACCGTCGGTCATAGCCGCTTCGATATACGCGCTAAACAAGCCCTCTGGAGAATGGATGTAGAGGTCGATGCCACGCAACCCAAAGGGGTTATAGGCTTGCTTGCTGATACCAACCCGATAACGGCCATTGACCATTTCCAGGCCAGTACAATCGATGTCTCCACAAGCGACTGTGGCCATAGAGATGGCAACCAAGATAACAAAAGAAGTAATCAGTTTGAAGACTGCGCTAGCCTTGGCGAATATCCCTTTGCGCTCGTATTCCTCGGCGACCTTGCGGTACTCGTGCTTGGCCATGTTGGGACGTCCCATCTTGCGTAGTAGATCTGCCCTACGCAAACGAAGTGTCGGGCTGTCTGGCTTATTGGCTATGGCTTGCTCGTAGACTTGGAGCGCTTCGTTGAGGTTTCCTCCGTTGATTAGTTTTGCCGCTTTGTTAATCATAGGTATCTCCTTAGTTGTTGTGTAGATGTGTGACGATTGCTACGCCTTGAAAAGTGTGATTTTTACAGCGTATGTATATCGAAAACGAAGACCGCCTCGCGAGCCCCCGCCTGGTTTCCTTTGCTGTCAGCGTGCTTATCATCTCCCCTACTCCAAGTCTACCATAGCCATCCTGTTTTTTCATCCGGGCTTTGGACCGGCAACGGCACAGTTACTAGGGCCACAAGGGCCCCGGTTTCACTTCTCCTTTCTGGCCTCGCAGGTCACCGCGAAAGTCTTATCGTCGAGCTTGCGAACGCGCAGGAGAGTACCATCCTTGCGGTCCTTGTTGGCGTCTTTTGCCCAGTTGCGTAGGCGGGAAACGAATGAAGAATCGCAACCCTCGTATGGGATGCCGTCCCCTTCTTTGAGAGCGTCCCACCTTTGCTGTAGCGGATTCGCCTTTTTGGTTGCCCCCTTGGTGGCAAAGTTCATTGCTTTTACCTTCATCGTTTTTCCTGCTTTACCTGTCATCGTCCTTTGTCCTTTCTTGTTGGTTTTCGTTCAACTGATATGATCGGCTACTTTTCGCCAATCTACAACCAAATCTTACACTAATTTTTGTAGTAATATTATACACTTAAAAATTAGTGTGGTTGTCCTACATTGTGTGTGCGTGTAGTTATCCCTTAGTCTATCCGCTCCCCATACATGTATGCTTGTTCCGTCTCAAGTTGTCCGTTTGGATACCAGTATTTCACAATCCCGTGTTGTTGCCCTTGGTGGTAAGGGATTTCCCTTTCAAGTTTTCCATTCTCATGCCAATATCTTACAATCCCGTGTTTTTGTCCTTTGTGGTATGGGGCTTTAAACTCAAGTTTTCCATTCTCATCCCAACATTTCACAACCCCGTGTTCTTGTCCTTTGTGCCATGGGATTTCCCACCAAAGTTGTCCATTTGGATACCAGTATTTCACAACCCCGTGTTTTTGTCCTTGTCGGTATGGAATTTCACTTTCAAGTTTTCCGTTCTCATCCCAACGTTTCTCAACGCCGTGTTGTTGCCCTTTGTGGTAAGGGATTTCCTTTTGAAGTTGGCCATTCTCGTGCCACCATTTCACAACCCCGTGTAGTTGTCCTTGTTGGTATGGAATTTCCCACCAAGGTTGTCCATCATCATACCACCATTTCTCAACGCCGTGTGGTTGCCCTTTGTGGTAAGGGATTTCCTTTTGAAGTTTTCCATTCTCATGCCAGGATCTTACAACCCCGTATCCTTGCTCTTGGTTGTATGTGACCACCTGTTTAAGTTTTCCGTTAGGCCACTTTTCAACCGCACCATATATGATACCTTCGACGCAATTACAAATCGCAAACAACATAGCAAACACAACTAATACCCTTTTCATTCTACTTTTCCTTTCTCTGTCAATTACAGCTTTAGAAGCTTTTCAATTATACTAGGGTCAGTTATTTTACCTCCCCAATGTTCTTCATAGACACCACCCATTACGTCATGCATTGTATCATTGTGTAAATTAGGACAGGCTTCCTTTAGCTCCTGTGGTGTTAATGTCATTTGTCCATAACTGTTTGTTTCTATAGTTACATGACCAAATGCAACTGCATGGCAAAGCCAATCTAAATAGGTATGAGTTGGGCCAGGATACGGTGGTCTACTACAACTAATGATCGTTTTCATTATTTCGTCTTTTAATGTTTGGTCTAACATTCTATTCTACTTTCCTTTCTATGTTAGAACCCTGATCTATTCAGAGTGCTATTCCGTGTTCCCAATACGTTTCACTTTCAAGTTGTCCATTTAAATACCACCGTTTCTCTACCCCGTGTTTTTGTCCTTGGTGGAACGGGACTTCATACTTAAGTTTTCCGTCTTCATACCAACGTTTCACAACCCCGTGTTGTTGCCCTTGGTGAAATGGTATTTCAACTTCAAGGTGTCCATTCTCGCGCCACCGTTTCTCAACCCCGTGTTCTTGCCCTTGGTGAAATGGTATTTCCTTTTGAAGTTGTCCATTTTCGTGCCACCGTTTCATAACGCCGTGTTCTTGCCCTTGGTGAAACGGGACTTCATACTTAAGTTTTCCGTCTTCATACCACTGTTTATCAATCCCGTGTATTTGTCCTTGTTGGTATGGGGCTTCAATTTGAAGTTGTCCATTCTTGTGCCACTGTTTTACAATGCCGTGTCTTTGCCCTTGGTGAAACGGGACTTCAAACATAAGTTTTCCATTCTCATCCCAACGTTTCTCAATGCCGTGTGGTTGCCCTTGGTGATATGGGGTTTCCTCTTGAAGTTGGCCATTCTCGTGCCAACGTTTCTCAACCCCGTGTTTTTGCCCTTGTTGGTAAGGGATTTCTGATTGAAGTTGTCCGTCTTCATACCAGTATTTTATAACCCCGTGTTCTTGCCCTTTGTGCCATGGGATTTCCTCACAAAGTTGTCCATTCTGATACCACCGTTTCTCAATGCCGTGTGGTTGCCCTTGGTGGAATGGAGCTTCACTTTGAAGTTGGCCATTCTCGTGCCAACGTTTCTCAACGCCGTGTTTTTGCCCTTGGTGGAACGGGACTTCACTTTCAAGTTGTCCATTTGGATACCAATATCTTACAACATAGCTTTTCGTTTCCGCATTGATATCACTTATAGTAATAGGATCGTTTTCTTCATCCTGCCAATGAATTCCTTTTTCATCTTTATGTGTCAATCCTGATATCCAGGCTGTGTAAGCGTCGTGTAGTAAGTTCATTGTTTTATTCCGTGTTCCCAATAGGTTTCCAACCAAAGCTTTCCATTGTCATGCCACACTTTCACAACCCCGTGTTTTTGTCCTTGATAAAATGGTATTTCCGCCCTAAGTTTTCCATTCTCATACCACCGTTTCATAACGCCGTGTATTTGTCCTTGTTGGTATGGTATTTCAACTTCAAGTTGTCCGTTATCGTGCCACCATTTCACAACCCCGTGTTTTTGTCCTTTGTGCCATGGTATTTCCTCATAAAGTTGTCCATTCTCATCCCAACGTTTCATAACGCCGTGTCTTTGCCCCTGATAAAATGATAGTTCACTTTCAAGTTGTCCATTTGGATACCAATATCTTACAATATAACTTTCCGTTGCCACATTCACATTGCTTATGGTAATAGGATCGTCATATTTATCCTGCCAATGAATTCCTTTTTCGTCTTTGTGTGTAAATCCTGATGTCCATGCTGTGTAAGCGTCGTGTAGTAATGTCATTCTGTTTTTCCTTTCTCTATTGGTGGAACGGGTGAGTCGGGGAGGATTGATAAAAAGGAGGACCCTACCCACCCGTTCCTAGTTGTTTGTTGCTAGTTCTTGATTGGTTAGAGCGTGATGGTATCGGAACCGATACGCTGAACTGGCTGGTCAGAGAGTGTGCAACTTTTATGCCAACGACGAAAACCCCAACGAAATCAAGCAACACACATTGTGGTAAGATGTGTGACACTATGACATGCAGGTCTGTGTGGGAATGTAGTCCTCAACAAAATCAGGTAGTTGTAGCTTGAAAAAAAGTCAGAGCTTATTCCTTCATATTCTTTTTATACTCTCTAATTATTCTCGCTAATAATTCAGACTTTGATATGTCCAGTTGTTTTGCTTGGGTATCAAACCAATTGAATAACTCTTTGTCTTTCTGCTTAATGTAAAACATTTTTCTTTGTTCCATAATATTACTCCTTACTTTTTTTGTTTTTCCAATATTCTATTTGTCTTAATCTCCGCTCAACCTGTTTCTCTGTTTTATAAGGCCCAGCGATCTTCTTACCCTTATGGTCTACTATAATATAGCCTTTATTCGTTTTCTTTATCATATTTACACCTCCAAGCCCCACGCGTCCCAACCTTGTGCCCTTTGCCTTGCGAATAACTCAATGCGTGGTATATTGCCATATAGTTCTACGATTCGATCCCGTGCTTCATCTGGCTTCCTACTGTGTTCCCTGCGCTTGGATATTATAACTGAACTGACTTTATTACTTACTGGCTTAAGCCTTCCTTTAATGCCAAGCAAACAGACTTCAGCGTTCGATTTAGTGTAGTAGCCAACACCAAAACAGGGCCTACCATTTCTTTTGTTGGTTTTAATCCAAGTGAAAGCGACCGTTTTATAATCAAAGCCCCAGTGCTTAAATAATTTAATTTGCTCGTCTAAATAAGGAAACGTGCACCACAGAAATAGAGCACAGTTTGGTTCAGCTATATTTGGAACCGGTAACGCTTTAATCTCCGCCATAGACATTAAATCATAGTGGCCACAAGCTCCACCACGAAATCGTGTTTTATGATTTGCTTTGCTATTGTATTTCCAAGGCGGATCGGCGTAGATTATGGAATATTGTTTATTTGTTGTTAGATTCATATCGACTAATCCTATTTGCTTTATTATGGGTTATATATACTACTATTTATTAGCTCTGTCTATATCCGTGTTCCCAATACGTTTCACTTTCAAGTTGTCCGTTCTCGTTCCACACTTTCACAACCCCGTGTTTTTGTCCTTGATAAAATGGTATTTCCGCCCAAAGTTTTCCATTCTCGCGCCACTGTTTCACAACCCCGTGTTGTTGTCCTTGGTGAAATGGTATTTCCTCTTCAAGTTGTCCGTTATCGTACCACCGTTTCACAACCCCGTGTTGTTGTCCTTGGTGAGCTGGGATTTCCGCCTTAAGTTTTCCACTCTCATACCACTGTTTCACGATTCCGTGTTCTTGTCCTTTGTACCATGGGACTCTAAACTCAAGTTTCCCATTCTCATACCACCATTTCTCAACCCCGTGTTGTTGTCCTTTGTGCCATGGGGTTTCAACTTCAAATTGTCCGTTTTCATTCCACCGTTTCTTAATGCCGTGTATTTGTCCTTGTCGGCACGGTATTTCCAACCAAAGTTGCCCATTCTTGTGCCACTGTTTTACAATGCCGTGTCTTTGCCCTTGGTGAAACGGGACTTCATTTTCAAGTTGTCCGTTATCATACCAGTGTCTTACAACATAGCTTTCTGTTTCCGCATTTACATTGCTTATGGTAATAGGATTGTCATATTTATCCTGCCAATGAATTCCTTTTTCATCTTTATGTGTCAATCCTGATAACCATGCTGTGTAGGCGTCGTGTAGTAAGTTCATTGTTTTATTCCGTGTTCCCAATGGGTTTCTAACTCAAGCTGTCCATTCTCATGCCACAGTTTCACAACCCCGTGTTGTTGCCATTGGTGAAATGGGATTTCTGCTTCAAGCTGTCCGTTCTCATGCCACCGTTTCATAACGCCGTGTAGTTGTCCTTGATAAAATGGTATTTCCAACCAAGGTTGTCCGTTTTCATACCACTGTTTCACAACCCCGTGTTTTTGTCCTTGGTGAAATGGGGCTTCAATTTGAAGTTGTCCGTTCTCGTACCACCGTTTCTCAACGCCGTGTTGTTGCCCTTGGTGAAATGGTACTTCCTTCAAAAGTTGTCCGTTTTGATACCAATATCTTACAACATAGCTTTTTGTTTCCGCATCAATATCACTTATGGTAATAGGATCGCCATTCTCATCCTGCCAATGAATTCCTTTTTCATCTTTATGTGTCAATCCTGATAACCAGGCTGTGTAAGCGTCGTGTAGTAATGTCATTTTTTCACCCCTGCTAATCGTTCAATCAATTGCTCTGAACGCAATTCGTCTCTGGTATCCTGGAGCATCTTAATGCGCTCATCCAACTCGAGAATCTTTTTATCTAGAGGTACGTCCCAAGAAATAGTATAATTGGCACCCGGATAAGAACTATTATTGACAACACCAAACCCTAATGCCATTAATCTATCAATAAATAATTGGTTGACGTCGCCTAACGAGCAATTGACCAAGCCACTTCTTGCAGAATCATAAATATGAGACATTATTTCTTCAAATGCTTTATCGCTATTTGCCAGTGTTCTGACTTTCTTGGCGTCTTTTAATTTATAACATTCATAATAGCACATACGATGATAATATTTTATTAATAGTGTATTAGATTCAGTGTAGATTTTGCGTTGCCATGGACGAATAGGCTTATTACATATTGGACATAGTTTCATTATTTTTTATCCTTATTATCTCTGCTTCCTATGTAATATTTGATTTTAGAAATAAACCAACTGGCATTCTATTTTTATAGTTATAATTATTATTATTGTGTCGTATAATATTTGGTTTTAATTTATCACTAATAATATCACATGTTGTAGCAAGACATTCTTTTGGCGTGATACAATTACAGGTAGTTGCTTTTGGTATAATTTTTATGTTATGAAAATTATTACTTTGTTTTAAACCGTATGCAGTTGATCTAACGCAGGCACAAGCGTTGATTCCACATATTCTTAAATTATTTGACTGTAAGAATGTAGTATTTTTCATCGTTGATATTATTTCAGTTGTTCCGCAGTCTTTGTTCTTTTTAACAATTTTATATTTATTATATTCTTTAAGCACGCGGTATATTTTTTTATGTGATGTAGAGCCATTAAACTCTACAATCATTATGCCAGCTTCATCTTTCATAGCCAATTTTCTTTGTTTTATCACTTGGCGTAGGATTTTTTTATGTGCTGGAAATCTTTTTTGCACATCAATAACACATAGTGTATATCTCATTCCTCTTCATATTCTCCGGTATATACATCAACGTATCCTTCATCTTTGGGATACTTTTCATCTATTACACTATTGCAGAAATCTATTTTTTTTCTTATGTCGATTGAACCATATCGCCAGTCCTCGCCATTCCAGTTTTCAGAATAAATTACGTCAGTTGTTTTTTTACACATCTCAAAGTATTCATCAACGTAACCTTTCCAATCGTAGTTGGGAAACACGATTGCCATTTTTTTCGCTAATTCATTAGCACATGTATCACACCCACCATCAGCAGTGCCTAAAATATAGCCTATTAGTTGTGCTTCTTTTTTAGTCATTTTCATTCTCCCAATTATTCATTTCTTTATGCAGATCTAATGTTTCTTGCGTAAGCATAAGATCTGCGTCTTTTTCTGCTAATGCTCTGTAATATTCCAAGAACTGCTGTTCTGTAATCTCGTCGGCGCCTGTAGTGTGATATACCGTGCTTGCAATTTTTTTTACAAACGACAATGATTTATTAGAATAAAAGAAGTGCTTGTTTTCGCCTATTGTAGTAATGCAGTAATATTTTTTCATCCTATACTCCTATCTCATTGTATTCTAATTCCCTGCGAGTCAATCCTGATATCCATGCTGTGTAAGCGTCGTGTAGTAGGTTCATTGTTCTACCCCGTGTTCCCAATAGGTTTCCAACCAAAGCTTTCCATTTTCATACCACCGTTTCACAACCCCGTGTATTTGTCCTTGTTGGTATGGGGCTTCAATTTGAAGTTGTCCATTCTTGTGCCACTGTTTTACAATGCCGTGTCTTTGCCCTTGGTGAAATGGTATTTCCTCTTCAAGTTTTCCATTTTCATACCACTGTTTCGCGATTCCGTGTTTTTGTCCTTTGTGCCATGGGATTTTAACTTCAAGTTGTCCGTTCTCGTGCCACAGTTTCACAACCCCGTGTTGTTGCCCTTGGTGAAATGGTACTTTACATTCAAGTTGTCCGTTCTCATGCCACCGTTTCATAACGCCGTGTAGTTGTCCTTGATAAAATGGTATTTCCAACCAAGGTTGTCCGTTTTCATACCACTGTTTCACAACCCCGTGTTTTTGTCCTT